GTTACTTCACACCCATGAATTTGCCTATCATCATCAAAGGCTATCCACATCTGATACCTACCCATTTGAGCAAATGAGTAAATATCATACAGCATAAACCGGCCATTAGTTACCTCAACGGCTGGTTTAAGAATAACCTTTACTGTATCCCAAACATCATTGATGTATTCAACGGGAACAATACTTACATTCATTGCTCGTGAACCAATGAACCTGCCTTTAACCGGGCTGGTTGCTTTGTTGATCCTGTCTTTTGCTTGCGAATACCATCCATCATTTCATGAAGGCGTCTAGCGCCAGCGTCCGTTGAACCGTCACCAATCGCGGAAACCACGTCCGAGGGAATGACAAATTCGCCGTCTGCCAACCTAACCTTCTGGCGCCCCTCAATAGTGCCGGGCACAAGATCATCCAATCCACCACCAGCACCCTTAATGCGTCCAGCCGCAATACGGTCCCTCAAAGCCATAAAGGCATCATCACCCATCACATTACGGAACCGTTCAATGGCTTCCTGGGGTTTGGGATGCTCACCTAGCAATGCAGCCTTAGCTTCATTCATCAGGTTTGCCGTTGTCTCTTGGTTCCCTTCCCGAAGATCGGCTAGGCCACCTTTGGCAAAATACCGATACTCCGGGGAAATCCCAGGCTGGTAGCTAGAAGGCGGCGCGTTCCATTGGCGGGGGTTTGCCGGGAACCTTTCTGGATACCTACTTGGGTCATACGGGGTTTCGCCCGGCATTTGAGTGGGGGCAAAGGCATCAGTAGCCATTGCGTATGTGCCGCCCGCAGTAATCGCGGCAGGAATTGGTTTCGATATGATGTTGCTACCAAGTTGGCTAAATGCCGCGCCCGGATCAGATGCGATGTTTGAAAGTCGCCCACCAAGCTGAAGGCCGCTTTCGCCAGCGGCGGCAAGTTTGCCTTCTATCCCCGTTGCGGGGCCAAGGGCGCCCTGATAACCAGCAGCTTGCCCAACGCTTTCCGCACCCGCATAAGCCGCATTACTCGCCATCGGGTTTAGTGCAGAAGCAGTTTGAGCCGCAGCCTCGGCGCCGCCTTGAGCAGCGCCTTGAGTTGCGCCCTGGGCTGCCGTTGTCGCCGTTTGACCAGCAGCCTCCCCAACACCAGACAACAACTGCCCGCCCGCATAAGTCGTAACGCCAGAAATCAAACCCTTGGTAAGTGCTTGTTCAGCAGTATCGCCCTGCGAAGCCCCTACAGCCGCGCTAGTCAAGCCAGCAGCAGCCGCACCACCCAAGGGACCACCAACAAGGGTTCCGCCAACACCCGCCACAATAGGCAGCAAGGACGCAAAATTAAAGGCTTCCGGTAGCCCCGTGGTTGGATTGGTTGTGAACTTTCGGCCCGTCAACTGCTCAATGCCAGCAAGCTCCTGATCGCTAACATGAACAAGCCGGTTGTCCCCGTTACGACCATACCTTGCCAAACCACTTGCTACATTCTTCATGGCATTACCCCTAGATTGACTGCGCCGTTAGAATAACAGAAGGAATACCCGGATGAAAAGCATTACTAGGCTCAGCTAAAATAATAGTATTGGTATCATCCGTGGCCCACATTAACTGTACATAGTCCATAGCCTTCACTGTAACAAAGAAATTCAAAGCAGCGATATTCTCTGCCGTGGTTCCAGAAATGGAATACTTGGAAGCACTATTGGCTATATTACTACCATTCAGCCTAAACCAAATCCAAATATAGGACTGCGCGCCAGAGGCTTTATCTAGCTGGGCAGAGAACTGTATATTATAAGTCCCCCTATATTTGAATGTTAGCTTAGTCAAATCCACAATAGCCGTCTGGTTTGCTTCAGCGGTATTGTTAAACTTCATGGCATAAGGCGTATTTATTGCCGCCGCCGTCTGTGTGGTTGTGTCAAAGAAAGACCCATAATACCCAGAAGCTGGGGCAAAGTTAGGGGAGCCCTCAAACGCCCTGTCTAGGTTCTGATCTATGGCCCTATGGAATTGATCGGCCCATTGGGGATCATAAACCTCCGGTGGGGTGGGTAGCCTCGCCCGACCAATCATCGGCGCCCATCCGTTCTAACGTCCACCCTAGGAACCCCCAAACGCCAAGCAACACCCGTTGCCGTGCTTTCCACCCTCAAACTCATCATACGGCCTCGCAGCCGGAAATAAGTCTGGTCAGTGAATTGCTCAATCGGCAAGGTGGCAGTCCTGACCGTGTTATTGTTAGAAGTCTGCTTAAAATTCCCACCAGAATAGTCTTGGGTTTTCAATATGAAATTAACAGAAGGATTGGCATTAGCACTATCCCTGAATGTAATGTCAGGAATCATGCGCCACGCAAAGCCGAATTGTTCACCCTCTCCAATCTCAAACGGGGCGCTTTCAATATAGGCAGTGATCGGGGCGGGCGGGTTCACAGACCCATCATCCTGCCCTAGTTCATGGAAATAGATATATCCGTCCGTCGAAGCGGAACGGGGATAGTCCTCAATTCCTCGGTCAATCCAAACCGTCCTTACAAGCGACCCGACAAACCACACATTCTCATTGTAGTTATACACCACATAGCGATCATTCTCAGATGAATTGGCCGAAGGGTAGAACCACCAAACTTCATTAAAAGCCATATTACTACCGGCTGTAATCTTCTCAGCTTGATCGTAGTTTATGTCATTGAAAACATAGTCTTTAACGGAACAGGGCAAACCAGCAATGCGGCCATTATAGGCATAGAAACCGTTAGTCCCCATCCAGAATACCATATCATTAGCCGCCGCCACCCCGCTAGGGGATAGTAGGGAAGTCAAACCAATTTGCGTCATGGAGTATTCAAATGGCGCCCCGATGTATCTCATTGAATGAACAGCAGCATCCGTCCAAACAAGGATTTCTTGGCGCGTTTCCAGGGCAGTCATAAATTCAGACCCGGTAGGAATCCTAATCCCACCCGCCGAGTTTAATTCAGTCGGGGTCCAATCAACCGGATTCTCAGTGTCGGACCACCTAACCAACAACCTATCTTGAAGGCCAGAAACAATATCAGAACAACCAAAGGCCAATACCTTCCTATCCTGATCTGTCACCATAATTTGCCGGGCAACCCCAGGAACAGCGGAGGCCCCCGGAAGGCTAGATAGCAGAACAGCCCTTGCACTCAAACCAGAAGCATTGGACCAATAGTAAATTGGTCCATCATTGGGATTGATAACCAAATCCTGCCCAAAGTTATCAGACGACCAAACTCTAAGTTTTTGCCCTGATGTAATTCCAGCGGCAGGAGAACCCCACCCCGTCCCTGAATAGGCCGTCATAGCCCTTGAAGATACCGTTTGAGACACATTCACCGTGTAGGTTCCAGCGCCCCCTGTACCCGTCCCTAGGGCCGTTATGTAGGTTGCGTTTGAGCCGGGAGGCGATGCAGATACACCAGTCCCCACAATCAACTGTCCAACCGCCAATGTGCCAGAAGAAACCGCCGCAACAGTCAGTGTCGTGCCGCTAATTGATCCGGTAAAAGATACGCTTCCAGTAATACCGCCCCAAGTGCCAGCACCCCATCCATTGCCGTACAAGGTGGAATCAAGGCCGCTTTGTATTTGAAAAGCAGCAGTTACAGAACCACCGCCGGTAGTGCTTGATGTTGCTATAGAGGGGACCGAAACTCTAACCACAGCCCCAACAGGGGGCCTTAGATTAAAAGGAAAAGTTATCGCTGTTTGGCTCGGGTCAAAAAGGTTAAATCCTTTTGAGTATTGAGTATTTTTTTCCTCATTTACATAAACTTCTTCTCCAACAATAGAAGATAATGGAGCATCAATTATAGCCACATTTGTTCCTGATGTTATGAAATTTATATTGATATAATTTAAGATTGGGCCAGCAGCAATAGTAAAAATACTTGAATTAACCACAGATTCAACCTGATATTCACCGTTCAGTGTCAGCCCGCCAACGGCGCTGGCGCCGGAAAATGTCACAAAATCATTCACCGCCGCCCCGTGATTAGGAATGGTAACAGTAACAATGGGAGAGCCATTGGTGGTAGTAAAAGGATTGGATTGAACTATCGTGGTTCTCAGTGGGGTAATATCATTAAACGTCCCACCACGCTCAATGTAGTATTTCAGATGAGTGCCAACACCAAGAAAGTAGTTATTCTGCAAGTCAGTGAAGGGAATCAAACTCCGACACACGCCTCGGAAAGGAACAGATGTAGCTTTCTGCCAGCCCCCAATCTTTTCAGGGGCGCCAGACCTAAATCTTACCTTATCCACATCAGACCAAGAACCAGAAGAAGCATAACGTGATCCGTCATGCTGGATTCCGGGTGTGAATGTGAGTTTCTTTAGGGGCATGTTAGGTCTTGATGATGAAGTTGGATGCCAAATAGGGAGGAGTTGCTGTGTGGGTATGCGCCCCGTCAGAACTGATGGTGTGGTCATGGCCTGTGCCGCCGCCAGTGTTGTTGATAGTGATGCCGGTTGTTGCGGTTGGCGTGTTTATCAGATTGGTGCCGCCCGCCTGAAGATTATATGCCGTATCGTTTGCAACATTATAGAACTGCACAAGTCCTGTAGTTCCGCCGTTATTACCCGCCAAGCCGTGTGCATGGCCCGTATCAGTAATGGTGTGATTGTGCGCCGGAATTTGTGCGGTAGTAAGTGTCGTAGAACCAGTGGCGCCCGTGTGGCTGTGCGATCCAGCAGACGAAGTGGTTGTTGACCCACCCGTTGAACCTCGCGTGTATGTGCCGTCAACGCCAACACCAAACTTACCGCGCCGGTCAGGCAGGTTGAAGGTGGTTGAACCATCCCCCGCCCCATAAGCCGTGCCTAGAACCGCAAATAAGGCAGCATAAACAGTTCGACTAACAGCGGCACCATTACAAAGCAACCACCCTGTAGGTGCAGCAGAACCGGCGTATTCAAGCATTGCCCCGGTTGGCATAACCAAACCGCCCCCTTGGGTTAAGGAGCCGCCAACAGCAACATCGCCAGTAAATGTTGAGGCGCCAGCAACACTAAATGCGCCAGTAACAGACACATTTCCATTAGTGGCATTAAATGGCATAGACGATGCAACCACATTAGTTGCATCACAATACATAGATTGCGTCAAACCATTGGCAACCGTTACACCAGAACCAGCAGCAGTCTTAACCA